CATCAGCAGATTGAGATACACTATCCCAACCAGTGACAGGTGCCACAATAGTTGTGATAGGGTTACTTAGTATATCCACAGGCACTATGCCCGGTACTACGGCAATCACTTGGGCGTTGCTTGGGATAGCAGTGTCAAAGGCTAGCACGAACTGATCGCCAGCATCGTTAGCCACCAAAGTACCACTGGCTATAATCGTTCCTGCTGTACCTGCAAGCTGTACAGTAGAGTATGATCGATTAGCCGTACCGTAAGGAAGGCCAGTAATAAGGCCAATGTTACGCAAGCCAGCACCACTAGTAATAAGCGGGTTATAGCTATTGTGAACAAGGTTAAGTTGTTGCCAAATTTGGTATAATTCAAATTGGATAATCCCCAGTAGCTGTCCATCAGGAGAGTCTACCGAGAGGTCAAAGCCAGGATTGAACTGATCCATCTTAGCTTCCATACGTGCTTGGATAGCTTCAAGAGTTTCAGGTTCGAACCCGCCTGCGGTTAGTCCAGCCATGCGCTAGCTCCCCATGGTATGGTCAGGTCAATGTTTCCGTAGATTGTACGAGCTGTGAACTGAAGTGTTAGTATACGCTTGCTGTAAGAGGAGCTTAGTGAGTCAATACTTAGCACACCTTCAGTGCCTAGTATGATTGTTCTGGCTCTGGTCTCTATAGAGGAAGCATCAAAGTTTCTTTCAAAGTCCTGTAAGTTTACCCAACCTATGGTGGGATTTAATACCCACTCACTAAGGATGGTGCGTAACTTGGACTGTACTTGCTGTACTATGAAGCGGCCTTTATCAACTCGTGATACGCCACCACCCACAGGCTTGATTAGATCTCCTGTGGTTTTATCTAAAGCTAGGTAGATACTCATACGTTTCTTGGGCCTCCAGTAGTTGTGGTAGAACCTGTACCACCATCGCCAGCATGGTCATGTGTTTGCATGTTGATTCCACCAGCCACAACGCTAGGTGAAGTTAGGGCAGTAGTTGCAGACATGTTAGGTGCTGTGATAGTCCCAGTAACTTCCAAGTCCCCATCTATTGTGTTGGCAGGGCAGGTTATGGTTGTTGACGTAGAAGCAATTACTTCCGAGGTCTCACATATAACTGTTACTTCTGGTGCGTTTATTGTTAATGCTATGGGTGAGGTTATAGTAATCGAGGTATCTTCATTTAAACTTATGACCTGACTAGCATCTACATTTCTCCACTGGCTATGATTGGCGCTATAGTCAGCCACGGCCCTAGGTATATTATTCCAACCTACTTGGGCGAAACCATCACGTAAGCTAAACTTACGCTCTGTCCATGGGAAGGGTTGCCCATCTAACCTAACTCCGGCAGCATCCTTGTCCTCGAATAGCCAGTGGTCATATCCGAATTGGCTAAAGGATAGCAAGCAAGTATCTCCCGGTTTTATTGGGAAAGTCATGTGCCAGCCACCACCACCGGGAGTGAATGTAGGTACATCAACTAGCTTGACTCTACTTACTTGCCTGTTAGTAACATCAGAGTTGGAGTAGTTCTTACTGTTGCTTATCATCACCACACTAAGTTGCTCTACTGGGTCATAGGATACAATACGACCCGGCATGTTTATGTTGTAGTCACTATTCATAGGAAGGGTATTATCTCCAGTATATCCTGCTTCTCAGGATTCTTGCATGCACACTTAATCTGAGTAAGCGTAAATGATTTTGGTTTGCTATTAAAGATGTTGGATGCGCCTTCTATGATCTGCGCACCAGTTGGAAGTGACTCTCCCGGTATGAAGCTGCCACTAGTCTTTCCAGTAGCTGACCTGACTACGCAACCTACAGCAGCTGTGGCTAGGGAGGACATTCCCTCATTTCCGAAGTTAGTATTATCATACACAACCCCTCGCAAATCTGCTGCTACCTTACCTAGTGCTGAATCTATTGCATCAGTAGCTACCTCTATACCTATAGAAATGGCCTCATTCAATAAGCACCCAGCAGCCTGCATAGCAGCGTTCTTAATAGTACCAGCTAAGCTTTTCTCAGCGCACTCCTGAGCTAACAACTCCTCTGTCTTGTCTGGCTCAGCTTGTTTGGCTGTGGTGGGATCTGCTATGATCATGTACTGAGATTCGCCAGTAGTAGAATCAATACCTGTGAATTTGTAGTATGTTGTCACAGTCTGGCCAGCAGCATCTTCACCCTCTATGTGGAAGCCTGTATTACCCTGCACAGTGGCTTTAGAGATAGTATCACAGCTTCCAATTTTGTAGCCAGCTTGTGCCAGCTTCTGCAACTCAGCATCTCGGTCAGCTCCAGTTTCTAGTTTCGTGAAGGATACTGGTACAGATCCAGTTTCATTACCAGCTTCTACTATCAACACCTCCTCACCAACTATCGTAAACTCCATAGAATCTACTAAGCCTTCCTGCTGTCTCGTGTTAAAGCTTCTCCAAATTACTGGCAAGTAATCCCCTAGGTTGGTGATAACTCGACACTCCGTACCCTTAATTATTAACTCTTCCAGTTCTTGGAACATTGTCCTGCTTGCATTCAGTCCATAGTTACGGTACTTGCCCTTGAACTTTGAATTGTCATCTATAGCTGTACCGAAGTTTTGTTCTACGCCATGATAGGCAATATTATTATTAGTGAAGGCTCCCTCGATAGTAACGATTCTGTTGTTACGTATCGAGTGGTTGCTAACATGGAAGCCAGACTGTACAGGGTACTTAGTAATTTCAGCAGCTACACTGTGTACTTCTGCTATGACTGCATGAAAGTCTATCCGTTGCTGGTCAGCCCTTTCAAGTGCCACTCCAGCATCGTCGTATGCTGGGTATAAAATTTGTGCTGGTGTTACAGCCATACATACTCCTATTGGGCGAACCAATTAAATGTTGGGGCAACCTCTCCCTTGGTTGGGGCAGACGCTGTTACGTTCGTAAACCATTCGCTGGTGTAGTTGCTGCCTTTGTGCTGGATAGCTATTACTTGATACCTACTGAACTCAGTTAAAGCCTCTGAGAAGTAACCATCCGCAAGTTGTGCAGACTCTTCATCAATACTAGAGCCTACTGTCAGTAGTTGAGATATGTCCAGTACAGCTCCAGGTCGCAATCTGCCATCTAGGTTGCTAGTCACATTTAACACAGCAGGCCCTATTGTAGGGTTAGAGTGCATCATGTCTGTCTGCAAAGTAATGACCTCAGCATCAGGCAGTGAAGTCCTCTGTACATTGTCTTTGTCTGGCAAGTACATTAGAGTAATTTGGTCATTCTCCATAAAGGTCATAAACTTGAACTCATGGGCGAGCTGGTTTAGAGCATCCCCCACGTTGCCATCGAATACAGCAAACCTACGCTTACTCACTAATGTAGAGAGATCGTCTGGGAAGAATAGGTACTTAGGCTCGCCATCATAATTAGCAGCTCTGAATATACTCAATACCATATTCTCTAGGCTACAAGGAGCTTCAATAGTGATTCCCCCCTCTTTTAGCTCATACTCAAACAAATCTCTTTCAAGCCTATCAAAGCAGAAGAGGGTAGTAATATTGTTGGGCAAAATGCCTTCATCAAAAGCGTTACTTACAAAGTACTTATTAGCTACTGTGAATTCATTCCTGCCATGGAGACGAGTCTTAACAGTCACATACCTTTCACCTACCATGATGCGTTTTATGGTTGCATCATTTAGGTTCCAGATCTTGAATGTGGCTCGGCTGAATTGGTCTACATACCTTACGTCGAAGTCTACTCTGAGGTTGCTAGCGTCTAACACTAGCTCCCCATTTTCATCTTCTACGGTTAGTATTACCTCTTGCTTGAGTGCCATTAGCGGTAAGGCCCCCTTCTTGTGGGTTTAGTAGATTGATGCTGGTTCATGTGCTTCTTGCCATCAATATCTGCTTCACTAGTTACAACAAGATCAGGATCTATGTTGACTACTAGACTTACTTTAGAAGCTTTGCGTTTGTCACGTAAAGCCTTGCGCCCACCATACTTAGAGATGCGATCTATGTTGCTGAGATTTTGAGCTTCTTCACTTCCCAGCGCACCCACTAAGCTGTTTATACCTCCACCAACATTTTCGATTAGCCAGTCTTGTGCATCAGTTCCTTCTAGCCCTTTATAAATAGCTGAGCCAACAGCCCAACCAGCAGTCGCAGCAGAAAGTGCACCTAAACCTTTTGTTGCCATACCCAGCTTGCCGGTAAACTTAGTTAGGGCATTGTTAGCATTAGATACAGCAGAAGCACCCATGCCACCAGCAGCAGCATTGAGTAGCATCCCACCAGTCGAAGAAGATAATATGCCAGAGGCTACCTCAGCAGTAACAGCTCCTGCACCAACTAGCTCTCCACCTGTTGAGCCGATTAATTCCTTACCTTCTCGTACTGTTTGTCTAGTGTTGGTAGCACCTGTGTAGACATCTAGTATGTCCTGTTTAGCAAAGTCAGCCCTAGCCTCTCTTAATCTTGAAGTAGCTGTGGTATTTACTGACATGTCACCCATGCCTACTTTGTTAAGGAATATGTGCCGCTCGTTCTCTGGCATTCCCTGTGCAATCTCGTTAGCCCATGCTACACGTTCCTGTGGATTCATCTCTCTATAGTTCTTAATAGAGCCAATGTCTATATTGCGAACAGAAGCTAAAGAGGAACTGCCCTTAAACCTTTTAAGGTCTGCCCATGCCCGTGATCCAGCTTGGTAATCCTGCCCAACACGAGTCTGTGTAGCAGCAGCTTGCATTACACTGGAAGAAGCTTGTGTAGATAATCCACCATCCTCTAGTGCTTCTCGTAAGCCACGTACACTTTCTACGTCCATGCCAGTGCTAGCAGCGAACCTTACTTCGTTCATACCAGACTCATTACCTTCTAGTACAACTCCACCAATCTCGGCAGCTATCTGTGCAGTTTTCTTAACAGTAGCAGTGAACTCTTTGACAGAATCCTTAGCTCTCTTGTTAGCTGCTGCGTAGCCTTCTAGCTCAGTTATTACTTTACGTCTAGCTTCTGCCTCAGCCTTGTCAGCTCTAGTGTCCTGACGCTTAGAAGTTCTGCCTTGTGAGTTCAGTAGCACCTCTTCCTCTACCTTCATTTCCTCTCTACGATCTGCCCTAGCCACACGCTGCTTGGCTGTAAGTGCTGCATAGCTTTCCCTCATTATGCCAGCAGTTCTGGATACACCAGTCTTCCATGCATCTGGATTCCAAGGAGACATGACACTTTCTCCCTCAGTATCCACAGAGAAGGCTACCTGCTGTCCCTCTGCGTTAGAGTTACCGCCCCTCATCGGTTGGTCTGAAGATATACGAGCCATACGGCTAGCCTCCACATCTTGTATTGTGGTCATTTGACCTTTAAGTTCATGTGCTAGGTTGCCAGCACTTATAAGTTCCTTTTGAATCTCTGAGTCTGCATACACAGTTTCATAAACAAAGTCTCCAGAGCCATCACCATCCATTGCCCAAAAGTGTGTGACCTTCTCCTTAGTAATAGCCATCTGCAACTGCATCTGCTTATTGTATGTACCAAGTGCAGTAGCTAGATTCTTTTGACCCAACACCTTAATCTCTAGTAGGCCAGCACTGGAGCCATCTTCGTTGAATAGCATTCCATCAGGAGATACACCAAAGCCGGGCAAGTCCTTCCTTTCTTTAAAGTAGGCTTCCTCCCAACTTATCGCACGATCATGTTCACGACCAAACCAAGTAAGGAAGGAGTCTTTAGCCTTTTCTTCTAGCAAGTTGCCCCTCATCATGGCTGGAGTTTTTGGAGTCTCTTTGATGAGATCTCCTCTGCCCATGGCTTCCAGTGCCAAATCTTCTGAAATACCTATGGTTTGCAACCCTCCAGTCAGCTTACTAGCTTGTGATGCTGTAACTTTACCTTTACGTTGTGCTAGCCATGCATCAGTGCCTTGCTCAGGTGGCTTACTATTTGCTACCCATTCCTGATAGCGGCCCCTGTCAGTGTCGGCATAGACTATGTTGGGTACATCTTCACCAGTAATGGCAGTTTCTATAGCCTCCCCCAACCCACTGTCGCTAACCACTTCAGGTACTGACTCCAGGAAAGTTGACAGCTCCGATTCTAGCTTAATGTCTACACCCAAGTCAGGTTGTCCAGCAAAGGCTTCTCCACCAATATCCATCCTAAAGGCTTGGTCAATGGCATTAGCCCTAGACTCCTGTGCATCATAAGGTTTGCCAAAAGCATTTAACCTCTGCTGATTGCCTCGTGATTCATCTACAGTAGTGCGGGTTAGTTTGCTTAGTACCTGCCTAGCCTCTATCAAATCCTCCTCAAAGCTACTCCAATTCTCGTTCCTTAGGATTCTATTGGCAGCATCTGTCTGAGAGTTCTCGCTCCTAGTGTGAGGCATGTATGTAGATCTTATGGAAGGCTTGTTGAAGAAGTATTGCTTTAGTTCCGGCGAGGATTCTTTCCCACTCAACCTGTTAGCTTTCATCTCAGCTGCTAAGTCTGGACGTAGCCCCATGGTGTTGGGTATGTACCTTCCTAGTTCATCGTACCTTGGCTGTCCATCCTCAGACCTATTTAATAAGTGGGAGAACTTCTCGGAGAACTCCATGCGAGAGTAGCCAGAGTTAGGAAGTACAGCACCAAACTGCCTCAGCTCTCCAGCTAGTGGCACCCAAGCTAGGCTATCAGGGCCTACAGGACTATCTATTGCAGCACCATAGATTTGGTCACGCACTTGCTTGGTGTAAGCGGCCTCTCCTTCTTGACCCCTTATGCCACCCTTGGTCATCTCTACCAGCCTGTCTATTGTTTCATAGGCTTTGGCTTCCCTCATACGTGATTTCTCTTCACGCTTTTCTGTAAGCTCGTGTCCAATCAGCTTGGGGCCTGGCCCTTGAACCATGTCAGCGTCAATGTTCCTTAACATGCTGTAAATAGTTCTTAGATCTTTGTCGCTCCTAGCAACTTGGACAGACTCATCCACCTTAATACGCTTGGCAATATCGCTAGCTCTGACCCCAGTAACTCCTTCAAACTCTGCTATAGCTACAGCCATACTTAAGTCGTCTGTACCGGGGCCACCACGTATGATCTCCCCAGACAGTGTAGCTTTAAAGGCGGCTTGCTGGGAGTAACCCATCTGACTTATTTTGTTGAGTAAGAGGTCATGTCCAGTAATGTTACCAAAGGATTCTGTGTCGCCTTCCATGTCTATATTTAAATAATCTTGGTAGCTTGCATCTTCACCATAGGCATTCTTATACTGGTCTTTAAATCCTGTTACTTCTTCTTCACTATATTGCTCTTCAATAGTGTCAGACATACTAACAGCAGTGGTATCAGTGGGAGTCTTTCCAAAGTCTTCTACAAGCTCCTGTAGCATATTTTCAGGCACAGGCTTATACACAGGCGTTGCACCTGTGAAGTCTTTAGGCACAGCTGGCCCCATAAAGTGGTGTTGTCTGAAAGCTTCTTTGCGTTGTGTCCTAGCTTGGTCATCTGTAGTTGCCGACCTAAACTTAGGTGCAGACTGTGGTAGATTTCTGTTAGGCTGCTCATGGAAGGTTCGTCCCGCATAAAGCTCTACCGATGGAGGCGTGACCGTAATCTTCCTCTTCCTACTTTTCTTGTAAGTAATCTTAGCCATCAGAACCTCCAATAGGTTGATTTAGTAATGTGGTGTAAGTGGGTTGGTAGGTGTAGCTATTGGCTGGTACTCCCTAAGCTCGATGATTTGGTGCATCATCTCTAGGTCATACAAGCTATAGGTGCCATCCTTAAGTTCTTTTAAAGTACACATGGGAGGACTTACTAACAAAGGTTTAATGAAGTACCCATTAAGTTCTGGGTACACAGCATTATAGTCTACTGGTATTAGACCGCTTCCTGATCCGAACTCTTGGGGGAGGCTACCTTTGCTAAACCTGATTCGAAAAAATCGTTATACTGCGAATGAATAACGTGGGCAAACAATTCTGCAACACCCTTTAGGTCTCCATCAAACATGTTATCCAATGTGCCCGGCTCTATCTTGTTGCCAGCTATACGAGCTTGACATACAAAGTGCTTAATCATGCTGGCTGTCTGTTTAGGATTATCAGCTTCCATAATAGCTACTATAACTGATGATATGTTTAGACTAGCAATGTTAATAACATGCTCAGCTCCAATACATTTACCAGCTAGTGTTAAATTCTCCAGTGACACATCAATGGGCCATGCTGGGATATAGATTTCTCTTCCATCTTTCAAAGCGCTAGTGTACCCGCTCATAAGTTCTCTCCAAATTAAAATAGAAAAGCCTCACCCGAAGTTGGGTAAGGCTTGTTTAGGTGTTAGACCAGCTGAGTAATATCACCACCAAGTTCACGCTTGAAGGTAGTAGTCTCGAACGTAGCAACCCAAGTAACTGTATTCATGGTCTGACCACGAGAGAAACCGGGGATGGCTAAGAAGACACCATTTTCCATAGTCACCTCATCGGCTCCCATGTTATCAACAATCTTAGCCTGCACTGGAACAATAA